GAGTCGCAGCGGTGACGTGCGCAGGCACAGCGAGCGGCGACAACTTCCTTTTCACAATCACCGCCACGCAATCGTCGGCGATGCTTGTCGGCGCGTGGACATGGCAGGCTCGCGCAACGCAGACATCGAGCGGCGACGTGACGACCGGCGCGGCTGGCGACTTCATCGTGTTGGCAAATCCCGCCAGCACGCTCACGAAATCAAACGCACAGCAGCAGCTTGACGCGGCGAACGCGGCGCTCCTGTTGCTGGCAGGCAACCCCGACGCGGCGACGAACTTCAACGGGCAGAGCATCACCAGCGTTGACATCCCGAAAATGATTGCCGTGGTGCGCAACCTCAAGGCGCTTGTCGCGGAAGAAAAAAACGAAGCGGCAGGTCTGCGCGGTGATGCGCCGTCCCGTTCCATCCGCCCCTACTTTCGATGAACTGGAAATTCTGGCAATCCACAAAGAGCGCGGCGCCGGAAACGGCGACGGTGCGGAATGACTACACGCAACTGATTACTCAGTTGAAAAAGCTGTCACCTGACTGGCAGGTGAACCGCATCGGAGTTGACGCCGAAATCTACCGGAACCACTGGGAACTTCGCGCATACTCGCGCAACCTCGCGCGGGAAAACCCCTACGTCATCGGCTACTTTCAAGACCTTTGCGCGAACGTCATCGGGCCGAACGGCTACACGATCCGCATGATGATTAAGGAGGAGGAGGATCGCGTGATTCACACGCCGCTGGAAAAGGCGACACTTCGCGCGGAGACGGAACGGCGAGCGCAGATTGCCGCATACATCGAGCGGACGACCGGCAAAAAACCAGCCGCGAAAAAACTTTTCCGCGAAGTCAAAGGCAAGGCCACAATACAGGTCGGCGAAATGGACGTGTTCGCCTGCCAACTCATTGAACGAAAGTTTCGCGAATGGCAGTTGCGCGAAAACTGCACCGTCACTGGACGACTCAGCTACAACGAAAGCCGGCAGCTTCGACTAAAATCCGCCGCGCGCGACGGCGAGCATTTTATCCGGCTCGTCCGCGATGCGCGCTATCAGCCATTCGGCTTCAAGATTCAGCACATCAACGCGGAGTGGTGCAGCTACTACTTCACCGGCAAATGCGCTGCGACTGGCAACCCAGTGCGATTCGGCATCGAGTATGACGACAGCGGAGCGGCACCTGTCCCGGTGGCATATCACTTCGTCAAGGCGACCGCGAGCCAGTGGGGAGGCTACGCACCCATGCCGTTCATGCAGGGCGGCGAGGAAAATTGCACGCGCATTCCAGCCGAGGACATCATTCATTACGCTAAATTTGACGACGACGCGGACGTGACGCGCCCGGTGCCGTGGACGACGCCGATCATGAGCAACGCGCGCCAGCTTGCGAAATGGATGGAAGCGGCAGTTGTATCCGCTCGCGTCGGCGCGTGCTCCAATGTCTTTTTCGAGACGGATTTGATCGGGCCGGATGGCATGGCGGCGGCGCAGCCGGATCCCGACATCATGAAAAAGTTCTCGCTGGAAATGAACCCCGGCGGAATGCACGGACTACCTCCCGGCGTGCGCGCCAAGGAGTTCAACCCGAACAATCCGAATCCGGCGACTGGCAGCTTCCGCAACGAGAGCCTGCGCGAAATGTGCGCGGGCCTTCCAGCCGCACAATTCTCGACGCTCGGCCAGAACTACTCCGAGATCAATTTCAGCGCGGGCCGACTTGAAAGACTGAGCATCACGGCGCAATGGATGATGCTGCAAGAATGGGATATTTCCACAGCGGAGCGGCGCATTTTTTCGGAGTGGCTGAAAATGGCGCTCATCATGGGCGCGGTGCCGTTACCGGTCGCGAAGTTCCGAAAGTTCAACGCTGCGAAATTCACGGGGCGCAGATGGGCAGGAGTGGACGCCGTGAAGGAAGGCGTCGCCAAGGCGCAAGACCTCGCCAATAAATTCACCAGCCTGCAAGCCATCCACGATGAGCAAGGCACCGACCTCGAGCAGACGTTGACCGAGATCGCAGAGAGCAACATGCTGATGGAAAAATTCGGCATCGAGACGGCGACCACCAAGGGGCCGATGACTCCACCGGACAAAGACGAGCCGGATGACGACGACGACGAACCACCCAAGAAAAAAGAAGCATGAAAAAAAACTGGTATTCCATCACCGCCAAATCCGACACCGAATGCGTTGTTGATATTTTCGACGAAATCGGAATGTGGGGAATTTCCGCAAAGGAATTTGCCGAGCAACTGCGCGCCGTTGGCAAGGTGAAAAACCTCACGCTCAATCTCGACAGCCCCGGTGGAGACTGCAATGACGGCCTCACGATTTACGATGCAATCAAGGCCAGCGGCGCGAGCGTCACGGTGAACGTCATCGGCCTCGCGGCAAGCATGGCCAGCGTCATCATGCTCGCAGCCGACGCGGGCAAGATTCGCATTTACGAAAATGCGCGCGTGATGATTCACCGCGTCACTGGCGGAGCGCACGGCAACACCGACGACCTCGCAGCCGCAGCGCAACTCACAAAGCAATTCGAGGATCGCATCGTATCGCTTTACGTCGCGCGCACCGGCAAGGACGAAGCCGAGATTCGTGACATGATGAAGGCGCAACTCGGCACTTGGTTTTTCGGGCAAGAAGCAGTTGACGCAGGCTTCGCGGACAGCGTTATCAGCGGCGCGAAAGCCAAGGCATTCAAGGCGCAATGGGCGGGACTATTCACAATGCTTCCGGCTGCTCTTTTCAAAGGCGACGAAAAAGCCATTGACACCGCCGCGCAATCTGTTATAACCGCGCAAATGGAACCTTCCACGCCCACACCCGTTGTTGCCGAGCCAGTCGCGCCGGTAGTCCCCTCGCTCGCAACTCCGCCTTCCGCGCCCGTGGAAGCGCCGCCCGATGTTCCGGCTATTTCCGCGAAAGCCGCAGCCGACGCAATCACCGCCGAACGCGCACGCATTACGGAAATTAAAGCGTGGGCAAAGTCGGTTGAAGCCGTGCAGAAAGTCAGTTTGACCGACGCCGTGGATACCTTCACCGCAAACGGAAAGAACCTCGCCGAGTTCAAGGAGCACGTCATTCTGAATACGTTCAAAGCCTCGACCGTCGCGACCTCCACGGACGCGCAGGGAGCCGCAGGCAATACGCTAAAGCGCGCCGACTTCGACAAGCTCTCGCCGTTTAACAAAGCCGACTTTTGCAAAAAGGGCGGGAAGATCACCGACTAACCAACCGCAGAAAACCTCACTTCGTAACCGCACAAATATATGGCCGCACCCACCAACAACAACACACTCACCAGCCTGATTCCCGATGCCTACGCCGCGCTTGACGTGGTGAGCCGGGAGTTGACCGGTTTCATCCCGACCGTCGCCCGCGATTCCCGCGCAGACATGGTTGCAGTCGGGCAAACGCTCCGCTCCATCGTCGCACCTGTGAACGCCTCCGGCGCTGACATCGTTCCAGCGATGGCCGTTCCGTCCGCGCTCAATCAGACCATTGGCAACAAGTCGCTCACGATCACCAAAGCCCGCTCGTTCGGCTTTAGCTGGAGCGGCGAGGACATCATGGCGGTGGACAAGGGGCCGGGCTACCTGACCATCCAGCAGGATCAGATCGCGCAGGCTATCCGCGCCGCAGTCAACGAAGTGGAGACTGACATCTGGACTGCCGCGAACGCTGGCGCTTCCCGCGCCTTCGGTGCGACGGCCAACACCGCGCCTGTTATCGGCGACTTCAGCAACGCGAAGAAAATCCTCGACGACAACGGCGCTCCCGGCAGCGACCGCCACGCCGTGCTTTCCACCGCCGCTGGCGTCGCAGTGCGCGGATACGCGAACCTCTACAAAGTCAACGAAGGCGGCGACAGCACGCTGCTCCGCCAAGGGCTGCTTGGCGACCTCTACGGCTTCTCGCTTCGCGAGTCCGCAGCGGTCGGCAGTCAGACCGCTGGCACGATGGCGAGCGCCACAAGCACCAGCGCCGCGTTCACGGTTGGGCAGACTGTCATCCCGCTCGCTACGGCTGGCACCGGCGTTGTTGCCGCTGGCGACATCATCACGTTCGCCAACGACACGAACAAGTATGTCGTGGCATCCGTGAGTTTCGCAGGCGCAAACCCGGCCAGCGGCGACACGATCACGCTCGCCGCTCCCGGCCTGCGCGTTGCTCAATCCGCCGCGACTCGCGCGATCACAGTGTTCGGCACAAGCTCGCGCAACTGCGCGTTCAGTCGCAACGCCATCGTTCTCGCCACCCGCCTTCCGGCTATCCCGGCGCAGGGCGACATGGCGCTCGACCGCCAAGTCATCACCGACCCGCGCACCAACCTCAGCTTCGAGATTGCGATGTATCCCGGCTATCGCATGAACACCTACCACGTCTCGCTTGCATGGGGCGTCACGGTGTTCAAGCCGGAGCACCTCGCGATCATCATCGGCGGAGTCTAAGCAGATTGGTTGTTCATCTTAACGCCCGGTCTGTTCACTCGGGCCGGGCGCTTTGTTTTTCTCAATGTCACGCACCACAGACGCACACGACCGGCTAGTGACATCGCAGGCGCGATGGACAGGACTATCGTGCGTCGCGACCATTGGCACGATGAGCGCGATCCCGTGCATCGTCGGCATGAACGCATTCGGCGACGTGCTTTTGCCGGGCGGAGTCGGCGAATCAGGATCGCAGTTGCTCGCCATCAAAAAGAGCCTGCTCACTGACTACGCCGACACGGTGAAATTCCCGAATGGCGAGCCGCCGAAATTCACGCCAGTAACGGTGCGCGGGCAAGATCACGTCATCCTCGACGTGGACGAGCGCGACGGCATTTTTTACATCACAGTTGGCGACCCAACAGCTTCCGAGTAATGCAACAGACCATCGGCAACAAAATCGAAGCGTGGGCAATTCAGGCGCTACGGGCGTCGGCAACGCTGCCATTCGACTTGCAGGTTGAGGCGTTCAACAGCAGCGCGGAGACAGCGACGGAGCGCATCGTGGTGAAGGCCGAGGTTGGCGAGAAAATGCTGGAAGGGCAGAAGCCCTACGCCGCGCAACTCGACGTTTCATTCCACACCGTCAACCGCGACGCGGACGAGGCGAACGATGTATTTGCCAAAGTGGAGGCTTCGCTTGTATCCCCGGCAACATCCGCTTACGTCACAGCGAATTTCACATGGCTGCTCGTAATGACCGAGGCCGCAAGGACGACGATGGAAACGCGCAGCAATTTTCGCGTGTTCACCCGCACAATTCCCTTGCAAGTCGCAAGCGTTTGACGTAGAAGCGAACCACTATGGCGCTATCTTCACAGCAGGAAACCCAACTCCGCGAAATGGCCGCAGGATTGCGCAGTTCCATCGCCGCGATCGAGGCGCTGAAAGACAACGTGGATCGCAGCGCGACTATCGCCGACGAAAAACAGCAACTCGCCTCGCTGGAAAAACAACTTTCGAAACCCGCACCCGCAACACCCACCAAATCCTAATCATGGCCGTTCAACTCGTATCCTTCACCAACGGAGTCTGGGGCATCGCAAGCGAAGAGCTTGGCATCAACTGCTCCAAGTTTTCCGTCACCGTCTCACCGGAAATTAACGAGTGGATTCCCGGCATCAACGGGCAGGCGCGCGGCAAAGTTGTCGGCGACCCTCAGGGCGAACTCGACATCGAAGGCGAGACGCTGGACATCACCACGGTGAGCAGCCTTTTCGTCCACAACTTCTACACGGCGTTCGTGCCCGTCAATTCGACCACCTACTTTGGTCGCTCGGCTGGTGGATTCTACCGCGACACCGCGACCGTGGACAACGAGCGCAACGGCCTCAAGAAAGTCACGGCCAAGTATTCCAGCCGCTTCGCAGTCGCCTAAGCTATGGCCACGGACACGGCAGTATTTCCGAATGTGCAGATTCAGGGCAACCTCGCCGTTGCCGGAAACCTGCCATCGTATCCGCGCTCATCGCTCGCCACGGACACGAACCAGATACTCCCGCTGCCATTCGACATCTGGCGCGTGTGGGATTCAGTCGGCACCGTGCTGCCAGCGACAAGCGCGACGGACGACCTCGGATATTACACCGGCACGCACGGCACGGCTGGCAGCTACATCGGCACCAGCGACCTCAAGGGCGCTGGCGCAACCACGCGCTACGCTCGCTGCCTCAAAGTGCTGCCGCCGTCCTACGTCGCAGCCGCTACCGTAACGGTGCGTTTTTCCGCAGGCTGCATCACGACCATTGCCGACACCGCTGCGACGCTCATCGTGGACGTGCGGAAAGTCAGCCGCGACCGCACGGTTGGCGCGAACCTCTACGCCGGAGCCGCTGTCAGCATCCGCAGCTTGACGCTTGCCGAGACGACATTCGCGCTCACGTCCTCGGGCCTGTTGCCCGGCGACATGCTCGACATCAAAGCCGCCATTGCCGTGACCGACGCCGCTACCGGCACCGCCGTCATCGGCGCGTGGGCAGCGGCAGAGCTTTACACGTCCATTCAAGGCTAATCATTCAACACCGCCGAAAGGCCGGGAGACGGAACCCGCAAACGTCAATCAAACCACATGGAGATTTTTGAAACAACAGACGAGGAATTGGCGCTGGCGCTCATTACGGCGGGCGCGAAGCTGGCAGGCAGCGACACCGGAGTCGTGCCGCCGTGCATCAACCACTACACGCCCGACCTTTGCCGCTCGCGCAGGCTGCTCCCGCAATCGCCCGTATCGCCGCAGGTATTCGAGAAGGCTGTCATCGAAGCGCGCGAGCGGAAGATCCCCGGCATCGTGACATGGCGCATCGTGAAGGACGCGGAGTTTGCCAAGGCAATCAAAGCGTGGGACGCAATGGTTGAGGAAATGCACAAGGCCAAGGCGGAGAAGCGTGAGCCGAACCTTCCCGACATTTCAACGGAAACCGTGATGCAGGCGCTCTACATGCGCAGGCTGAACCACAAGCCGATGAAAGACCACATCTGGGTTGTCTGCCCCTCGCTATCGCTCGGAAAGGCCAGCGTGAAGGTGAAGCCGATTGACGGCGTGCCGGATGAAGTGTCCGCGCCGCTGAGTTACACCGCCGAGGGCACCGCCGTTTTCTGGAATTTGAACACCACAGCGGAGAACCGCGAAAAAATAGGAGCACCAAAAAAACCATGAGCGAAGAAATCACACCCGAAGAATCATCCTTCATCAACGCCAAGCGAGGCTTCGAGCTATTCGGCACCTCGCTCGCGCCATACAGCGCCAGCCGCAAGGTGGCAGCACAGACGATGGGGATGCAATGGCCGTTCATCGGCGAGGCCGCGCTTGCGCAGTTGCAAGCAACTAACATGTATCCCGGCGCGATCCGCGACACCGCAATCCTGCTTTGGCTATGCACGCTGCCCGACGCAAGCACGGCGCTCGCGCGGGGCGTGTGGACGCCTTCGCGGGCACTGTCCAAACCCGACGAGGCGCGCGACGCCGCGCTGGAATGGGCCGACAAATGCGGCATCACCGATTCGAGCGGGCCGAAGTTTGGCGAGGCGTTCCAAGTATTCTTCGGCATCGTGACCGGCGTGGATGCCGCGCAGTTCCGCATCGAGGTTGAGAAAACAGGCGGCGGCGAAGCAGGGGACGAGCCGGGAAAAGTCTAGCCTCGCAGTCGCAATGGGCGCATCTCATCGCGCATGTTCACGCGGTCTGCGGGGCTTCACCGGACGAAATCTGGCACCGGATGCCGCTGGCAGAGGCGCTGCAATACGATGCAATATGGTGGCAGGACTTCGACCGGCAACGGCAGATGCACGCCTTCGACAAGGTGGCGCGAATTTACGTGCTTTCCGTGTTTGCCAAGGACGGCGTGGACGTGCTAGTCTAGCCGCCATGCTCACGCTCGACACATCCAGCTTGGAAAAAGCACTGGCGGCAGTGCAGTCAGCGACAAAACGACCACTCGCAGATTCGCTCAACCGCGCCGCGCTGCACGTAATCATTGGCAGCGGAGCGGGGCCGGGAGCGATGAAGCTTACGCCAGTCGCGAAAAAGGAGAAAATCAAAACAGACTTGGAGCGAAGCATGGGTGGGAAGAAAGCATCTGAGGGCGTGAAAATCTACCGCAACCAATATGGCACATTCAGCCGCCGCAGTTCACGCAGCAAAGGGTCGGCAGGTGATTCGCTGCTGAAATACATCGCACTTTCACGCTTAAAAAAGCGCGGCATCGCAAGGCCGACGAGCGAACAAATTCAGACGTTGATGAACAAAATCTTAGCCAGTCGTTTGGCCGCGACTGGCTACACCGCTTTTGCCGGATGGCACAAGGCCGCGACCGCGCTTGGTGGCAGAGGTGTTCGCGGAGTAGATTCGAAGCGATTCGGTCAATCCGAGGCGCGACACGGAAGCGCGAGCAAGGCGACGCCGAATGATTTAGTCGCTACGATCATTAACACAGCGCCGCAAGCCGAGAAAATCGGCAGCGAAGCGTTGCAGCAAGCGGTGGAAAACGCAGCGCAGGATCTTCTTAACTACGCGCAAAAAAAGCTGATGGAGCAAGCAAGGAAGGCGGGCTTCTGATATGGCAAAAAAAGCAGAGTTGAAGGCAGTATTGTCAATGGACATGAGTCCATTTGCGCGCGGCGCTGCCAAGGCGCTTGCGACCGGCAAAGCCCTCGCCGCGCAGTTCGCGCGCAACCCCGTCAAGCTACTTGCCACGGGCGCGTTTCTCGGCGCGGAGAAAGCCATCGGCGCGATTGGCAGCGGCATCGGCAAGCTGCCTAGCTTGGCCGCGAAAGCCTTTGGCACGCTCGCCAAGGCTGGCGCGGTTGTCGGTGGAGTGTTTGCGGCTGGCGTTGTCCACGCATACAATTTCGGCGGGGAAATGCAGGACATGGCAGACCGCACAGGGATGCCGATTGGCAAGCTGCTTGTGCTCACTCAGGCGCTCCAAGATTGCGGTGTCGAGTTTGAGGGGCTGGTGCCAGCGGTCAAGAAGATGAACACCGCACTTGTAGCGGCGGCGAAGTCAGGCAACGCCACCGCATTCGAGCAAATCGGATTGAGCGTTCAGGAATTGCTGAACAAAGAACCAGCGGATCAGTTCGAGGCCGTCTCAAAGGCTATCAGCAAGCTCGGCAGCACAGCCGCTCGCACGAAGGCGGCAGTGGACATTTTCGGAAAAGCCGGTGTGAACATGCTTTCCTTTTTCGCGGATGGCGAGGCAATGCAGACCGCGCGAGACAGCCTCGGAAAACAGGCTGGCATCCTCGAAAAAAACGCAGCGGCATTCGACCGAATCAGCGACCGGCTCGGCAGGGTGGGCGCGAAGATTCGCGGATTCTTTATCGGCGCAGGCGCGGGATTGGCAGGCATCGTGGACAACTTGACCGCGCAGTTTGACAAGGTTGATCTCGCGCCATTCGGGGAGAAGGTTGCCGAAATGATTAAAGGAGCGATGAAGTGGGGCTTCGCTCTCTGGGAAGACCCAATGGGAGTGATGGGCTATTTTTGGGAAGTCACGAAAACCAAGGCGCTGGAACTGGCTAACTGGTTGCACGATGCAGTTGAAAACGCATTCCCCGGCATGTCTGTTGCCATCGAGAGCGCTATCAGCAAGACGATTGCATGGGGGAAAATCATCATCGGATACGCAACTCAGTTCGGCACGTTCCTGCTAGACGCGGCAAAAAGTTTTACGGCGTGGATCTCTAGTTGGTGGGAAAGCAGCGGCATTCCAGAGGTGCTGATTCTGGCCAAGGATAAAATTCAAGGGACACAGGAAAAAAACGCCGCGCCAATCCCCGGAATGGGTGGCCCTGCTGATAATACTCCCGGTGCCGGTGCTCGACACGATGCGCTAATGGCGGCAAAGAAGGCGGCACGTGAAGGGTTTATTGGGCCGGTTATGCCAAAAAACCTTGCTACGCCAACAGCAAACAAAGGCGAGGACATGGTTGCGGAGGGCATGGCATCCCTCGCCAAGACCGCTAAGGGCGCAGCGGAGGCGCGGGAATCTGCCAAAGTTGGCGCAGATCACTTTGGCGCTAAGGCACAGGCCGAGAAAGCCGAGGCCATGCGCAATAAAATCGAGCCAGCGGTGAAAAAGGCAGAGGCGAGAATGGTTGCGATTGGCGGAGGCGGCGGGAATTTGCCTTTCACTAGGATTTTCCAGAAAGCGCAGGCAGGATTCAATCAGTGGTTCAATGACCCGACGCGCACCAGAATCAGGAGGGAAGGCGAAACCCGCGCACGCATTGACCGCGAGCGGAACGCTGTCTATAAGGGGCCGCTTGGCCGTCGCGAGTTTGAGGCGTTCCGCAACATGGCGCAGGCGGAAGGACTCAAAGAGATTGACGGCGTGCCAGTGCGCAGGGAGGGCGAGGTTAGGCGCGGAGACGCAGCGCGACGCAAGGCGTTTGAGAAAGACCAAGAGCGAAAGCGCCTCAAAGGACTGACCGAAAAAGAGACGTTGGATGAACTTCTCAACGTGGCAAAGGACGCCCGCGACGCAAACAAAAAAGTAGCCAAAGCAATCGCAGAATGAGCGCACTCCATTACATCGAAGATTCGACCTTCATCCAAGTCAAACCGCCGCAGTGGAGCCGCAACTTTACCGGCGAGTTTGACACATGCACCGTCACCTATCAGGGGGCGCAGTATCGCGCGAAGGCGTTCTTGGATTCGCTCGGCGCATACGGCACGCTCTCATGCACGGACGAGGCAGGCGCAAACCTGAACGATGCCAGCATGTTTCTCGACACCTGGACGAGCGATGACAACCCAGTGCTGCCAACCGTCACCCTGAACTACAAGGGACTGCGCGGCGGGGCCGCGCGTGTCGTGCTAGCCGAGGATGACGCTTCGCTTCAAACCGCGCAGACGACCAAGCAAATCACCGATGCAACTTCGGTGAACTACCAGAA